GCTCTCACAACGACCTCCGTCAGGTTGCAGAACTGACCGCCGGTGGCTGGGATGCCTTTGCCTGTCTCAGGGTCAATGGCCTGCCCACGTAAAACGATCTCCGAGCATGGATTTGTGCCGAACTCGTTCATGTGGTCGCGACCTATCATTTCAGCGTGGCGCTGGGCTGCTTCGCGATTGAAGATGCCCCGCTCACCTGAGCCTGACTTCGCCAGACTGAGCCATTCTTCCATAAACTCAGTGCTCGTAGGCGTGTGCTCATAAGCCACCGAGTTATTCGCCAGAGCAAAGTGTTGGTTGTCCTTCCACCACTCGCCGCTCTTAGCCACCCGCATTTCTTCGTCGCCCAAGTCGCTCAGGCTGATCAGCGCTGACCGGCGCACACCACCAACGACGACCACTTGGCCTACCATGCAGATCAGGCTGTGTACCTCGACAGGCGTCAGTTTGCGACCTTCTGCGCCTTTGAATATCTTGACTGTGTGATGGAATAGCTGGTTCAGCGGTTCAGGTCCCGACGCACGGCCACCAAATGTCCGCAAAGGGGCACCGGCAGGCCTCACACGGCTGAGATCCCAGTCAGGCTGGCGTCCCATCCACAGCAGATTAATGAGGTCTTGGAAGGCGTAGGCCCAGCCCTCTTTGCTGTCCTCGACAATGATAAGCTCACTACCACCAACGATAAACGGCGGCACCTGTGGCAGGCTATCGACATACTTCTGCTCACATGAGAAGCCCACGCCAGTTCCGTTGAGTAAGATGTACAATATCTCGGAGAACGTCTGAGGATGGTCAATAGGCGTGTAGGAGCAATTGAATCCTGCAATGTTGCTTCGATCTAACGCAGGCCCCGCAGTCATCAATGCTCTCATAGATGGCATAATCTCACAGCCCAAGATCGCCTGCTCAAGCTCTTCGATGATTGCGTTTTGCTCTGGGTCTCCCCCAAGCTCGGTATAAACTACGTTGTCTATGTACCGAGCGACCGTCTGCGACCAAGTCTCACGCTTGCCATCAATGAACTTGGCATAGCGGCTAGTGTGGATGAACCGCTGGAACTCGGTAGGTAGGTAGTTACTATTAGCCATTGATTGGTCTGCCTTCTAATTGATTTAGGCGCATGTCGATATAGCGACGGGCCTTGTGTAGGTCTGTGATTTCGGACTCTTCTTGGGTCATGCCGACGTAAGGTTTTGAACCGGCGCGAACGACGTACTTGATCACGTTGCCTCTCCAGAAACTCATGCCATTGCCCATGATGAAAACGATGGGTTCGATGGCCCACTTGGCATAGTGGTCAGGGCTTTTAATGATGCTCATCTCTTCGGTCCCAGCCCATGCTTGTTACGCAAGTATCTCTCGTCTCTCTCGCGCTCTTTGGCATCAATGACGTGGCCGCAGTTGGCCCTGCCTCTGGGCGTCAAACGCCACATTCCCTCGGTCTCTGCTGGCTCAATGAAGTCGCGCATCTTGAGGATGTCGAAGATGTGTTCGACGTGACGTTTTACGCAAAGCTGGCTGGTGGCGACGTTGGCTACCGTGTCGCCCAGATGATCCATGAGCAGCATGTGCTCGTAGGTCCTCAGAGCAGCCTTGTGGACGGGCAGGCGGGCCTCTTTGGTGGCTGCGGTCAACGTGTGCCGTGGCTCAGGCTCAGGCCTGTAAATCTCCGCTTCATGAGCTGCTATGAGTTGCCCAAAGACGGTCTCTTCGGCGCGTGTCATCAGGGCCTGCTTAGACTTCACATTGCGATAGCTAAACAGGTGTTTCCAATAGCCCGTCAGCACGACACCCTTGAGCGGGTGGGCCTCGCCTTCACCGAAGTGTTTGTTGTGTGGTTGGCGCATATATAGTGGATCAAGTGTCATTGCTCGGTGGCTCCTGATGTTGATGTTGTCTGATTGCTTCGCCAATCTTCATGGCGATTTGAGGCACGATTGCGTTGCCTAGTCCTCTAAGTCTGTCCACCCGCTTGGGTATCCCATGAGCCACTCGACCCACGCTGGGTTCAGGGAGCCACTGCTGTGCGGCTTGCCTTCGCTTTCTGCCGCTGTTGCACAGGGTGTCTGAGTGTTCCGAGTGTACTCCGCTGGAAACGCGCCCTTTTTTGCGTTGTGCGCTGTCGGTGTCGGCCACAGTTTCACCGCCCTGTTGAGCGTAACTTGTGCATGGTTCCCCGTTGCAGGGTTGTACACTCGCTGGCCGCGCTTCGGCGGGTTTCCATCTTTGTCCACCAACGTTTCTAGGAATTGCCCTTCGCCTGCTGCTGCTGCTGTCGGTGTGGGCCACATTTTCACATCCGTTCTCAAGCTTTTGCCCTGCCCACCGCCCGTTGTCCCCACGCTGTCCGCTGCTGCTGGCGTTGCCCGCATCTTTGGCTGTCCGCTCTTCTGCGTTTCGTTGTTCGTCCAGAGCTTGCCGCCGTGCTTTGCCTGATGTCCCAAGCCTTTGTAATGATTGTTTGGCCCCCCCGGTGTCGCATCGTACGCCACTGGCGTTGGCAATAATCCAGACCCTGTCTCTTCTGTGTGGCGCATCGACGGCGCAAGCTGGAACAATAAACGGCCTTGTGGCGTACCCTTGGGTTTCCAAGTCAAGAAGCACTTGGTCGAGGCCCAGTGAGACATGACCATAAACGTTTTCGAAAACGCAGAAAGCGGGTCTTTTGTGTGCAACAATTTGCAAGATGTACGGCCAGATGTGGCGGTCGGTATCGGCGCTGCCAAGCCTTTTACCGGCGTGGCTGAACGGCTGGCAGGGATAACCGGCAGTGAGGATGGTTTTCTTGGGGTCGGTTCTGGGAATAAGTCCATCTGGGTCACTTGCTAACTCCTTTACATCTTCAGCGATTGGCACGTCAGGCCAGTGTTTCTCTAGTATCTTGCGCGACCACGGTTCGATGTCGCAGAACAGCACGGGCTTGCTCAGGCCAGCCCACTGAAAGCCAAGGGCGAAGCCGCCTATGCCGCTACAAAGGTCAATGTGATGCATCATGGCTCGGTGGCTCCCATAGTTTGATTGTCGATGTGTCTTGGTCCCAGTCGTCGTAACGAAGAATGCGGGCACACCTCGCCTGCTGGAGGGCGTCGGCTGCTGTCAGACCCGCTTTGAGGTACGCGGCAACCACCAGATCCCAGTGTGGCTGTGGGCCCAGCACCTTGGCGGCTGTGACTGCTCCGATCTTGGGACAGCCGAAATAACCGTCAGTGCTGTCGCCCGTCAGGCTTTGCGTAAGGAACATCCGATCAGCGTCGGCCAAGGTCGTGTCGTGGTGCTCCCCTGAGACGGGGCGATAAAGCTTGGCAGGCAGGGTCAGCATGTCTTTGTCGTCGCTGACAATGATGCCCATACTGTCGGGCGCAGTCGCTAAGATGCCCATAACGTCATCGGCCTCAAGAAATGGCTCTGAGTGCCACATGTAGGTGTCTTGAGCCCACTTGACCGCAGCCCCATAGCCCACCGGCTTGCGTACTTTCTTGCGACCGCCTTTGTACGACGGCAGGACTTCCTTGCGAAAGTTTTCGCGATCTGAGAAACACAAGATGAAGTTTGCGGTGTCGAGGGTTTCGCAAATGTCTTGCAGCGTCCTTTGAAAGATCGACTTGGCTTCCTTCAGGTCAGTCTGTAGCGACCAAAGATCGTCGCCCCAGTCTACCTCCTCTTCGGCGGCAGCGCAGGCCCTGTACAGGTAAAGATCCGCATCAATCAGAAGTATCTTCTGGCTTAGTAGCTTGTCTGAGTATTTCATCGAGTTGCCTCTTCATTTTTATGCCTGCTTCTGTGATTGCCCAGTGGTTAGCCCACTGTTCGTTGTCTTGGTGATCGTCCGCAGCCGTGGTTATCCAAGCCTCGGACGCGGCCATGCCGACGTAGAAAGCGCCTTCACGGGCGAACCTAGATTTTACTGAGAAACTTCGCCGGTGAGCGCGGTCTAGGACGATGTAAATAGACATCGTGTGTGCCATCTGTTCGTCGATCTCAGTGGGTGTCAGACCAAGTGCTGCCAACGCTGTACTCGGATGTGATGGGGATGTTTGTTTTGAAAGCGCGGCCTGCTTCTTGCGCCACTCTTCGAGTGATATCACCGACATGATCAGCGACCTCCTGTGTTTTACATGCGATTTGAACCTCGTCGTGTATCCAGCCGACCATGTAAGCTTGGTCGCTGATGTCTCGAAGCTCTTGGTCGATCAGAGCGACCCATTTCTTGCAAAGGATGGCCCCTGCTGACTGGAGTAGCTGGGATAGGCACTTGTGCTCTGATCCGCCCCGTATAATGAGACGCCTGCCATCGAGGCCTTTCAGATAGCCACGTCTCTTGAACGCCCTGCTGATGCCCTTCTGGAGCGTAGCAAACGCTGGCACCTCTCGTGCATAGTTGGCCTTTAGCTTCTTGCCGAGCTTTGCATTGCCGCCAGCCACTGAGCCCACCAGAGCATCTCCTGCTCCATACATCATGGCGTAGACCACGGTCTTGGCAGTTGGGCGGTCTACCCCGAAAGCCTTGGAATTATAAGTGTGGATATCGCCGTCGAGGATCTGGGCTGTGAAGTCCTCGTCGTTGAGGTAATGGGCAAGGCAACGCAATTCTAAGCCTGCAAGGTCACTTCCTAACAACAACCAACCATCGGGAACTGTGAACAACTCTCGGCACTCTTGGCCGTACTGGAGACGGGCGGCAGGCACCTGTGCAAGGTTTGGCGACCGGTGGCTTGCGCGGCCAGAGATTGTGCCTCCCGAGACTATCGAATGCCTGATGCGACCATCGCTATCGACGCGCTGCATCCAAGCTTGCTTGCCCTCCGCCAGTTGTCCTATGCGCTTTTGCAGCATGAACATCTCAGCCAGCTTTTGCGCTTCTGGGTATTCAGTCAGAGCACTCAATATCTTGTCGTCGATGACAGCGTGGCCGTCACCGCTGAACTTTGTGGGCTTCCAGTCGTATTTGTCTCGGAGGCACTTCTCTATGTGACGTCGGGAGCTTGGGTTGAACTCGACCATCTTTGTTTTCTCAAACGGCTCGTCTTTTATGTAGCCGAGCGTCTTGTTATTTCGGGTTGGTATGAAGGTCTCAGCGACCTGCCAAGGTGGAAACAACGTATCGAGAGACTTCGTCAGTTCCTGCCTCTTACCTGCCAGCTTGGCATATAAGGTCGCCGCCTTGCCCAGATCAAAGGTCCAGCCGTTGTTACCAATGCGGAAGCATATCTCAGCAAGCTGGTGCTCTAAGTCCACCGCCACCTCTGAGGCATGGGCACTCATCAGCCTGTGATACAGCTCTACGGTCACGTTGACGTCTTGGACACAATACGACAGCATTTCTTCGCTGAACTTCTCCCAGCCGCCGTCGTAGTCACCTTTGAAATTGCCGATCCGCAGGCCCCAAGCTTTGAGGCTGTGTGAGCCCCAGAGACGCTTGGGAAAATCTTCGACGCTGCGTTGTGCCACAGCATCCTCACCCATAAGGTCGGCGTGGATGAGGCGCGATAGGACGAGCGTGTCTGTGACTTTGCCTTTCGGCGCCCACGTCGGATGCACGATCTTAATGGCAGGGATGTCGTAGCCAATGATGTTGTGGCCGACGATCTCTTCGGCGTCTTGCAGGTAGCTCAAGCCTTTAAGTAGACGCATTGGATCGCGGCTATCGAAGCTCTCGACAACGCCGGTATCGAGGTCGCTCAGGACTAGGCAGTGGATGCGGTTGATGGTGTCGAGGAGGCCGTTGGACTCTAAGTCGAAGGCAAACCTCTTGGATCGCGAAGCATAAGTGCTCATCGTAACTAATCTCCCAAGATTAAAACTGTGATTTATTTTAGGTAGGGGGGTTGCAATGTCGGCCCAGAGGGCCTATGTATAGTGTATAGGGCAATCAAGTCCATCTAAGGAGCAAGCTGATGGGTGATAAATTCACACTGGAGAAGGCTTTGATTGAACTGGAGACAGCACAATGACCAAACTAACTGTTTATTCAAACAACCTCGTAACGCTTGGCAACACTTATGTCGGCAGAATTGACAAAGATAGTTATGCGACAAGCACCAAGCCAACCACTTTCTACACTGGCGAAATTGGAAACTACAATGTACCGCACGTAATCACCGCACCGCTGTATATTGGTGGCCCAGCCGACTGGGACATAAACCCTGATTTCACCGCCGAGGTTGCCGCTATTGTTGAGACAGCACAATGACACCACAGCAATTCAAGGAGGCTCGGCGGTCGCTGGGCCTCACGGTTCGTCAGTTAGCGCATGTCCTAAACACGTCAGAACGCACCGTCCGCAAGTGGGAGTTCGATGGGGAAGGCGAGGGTGGTAGACCACCGAACCCTGTGGCCTGTCGGGTGTTGTCGTGGCTCACAGATCACGGCTTCAGACCGCCTGAGTGGCCTCGCTCCTGACTAAAACAAACTCAGTTGGACGGGGTCTCTGTACACTTCGTCCAGCTTTGGGTGCTCCCGATCTGTAAACTCCAAGTCACAGAAGTTACCGCAATCGGGCATAATCATCTTGGTGTCTCGGCCAGCTGTCGGGTCTAGCTCATCAAGGAAATGCCCTTTGATACAACTTCGCCCGACGTTCCTCTCGGCCTGTGCCATACGCACAAAGGTGTGAGGGAAGTCAGCGCGAACCTTGTTCCAGTAGCCCATGCCCCCCTTGACGCAACCGATACAGTTGTTGTTTGAGTAACCTAGCTCATACATTGCTGGTCGTTTGATGCCTGCAGCCTCAAGCATAAATAGGGCATTTGGCTTGGTGATCTTTTGCTCAATCAAAGGAAACAGAGGCTTTGCGTCTGGGTACTGCTCTTTGAAACGAATGGCCCTGTTGATCTCCTTCTTCGTGTACTCAAAACCAAACACCTGACCGTCGTAGTCAACCTGTGTTTCGATGTCTTGGCGGAGTTTCTTCTTTAGCTCAAACGTACACAATGCACCGCTGGGGCCATTGACGTAGCGACGTTGCTCGATTACGTCGAATTGGTCTTTGTATTTGCTGCTTTGAACAATGTGAATCTTAGCTCCATACCAGTTCTCGCACTCAGCCATAAACCGAGCATTATCTTCGTGGGCGCTGTCGATTTTAAAGTAATAGATGACTACATTGTCAGCTCCGTATTTGTCTAAGGCAAGCTTAGTTGCAACGGCTGAGGTCACCCCCGCCGACCACCAACTGATGATCTTTTCCATTGATTTGTTCCTTGCTGCAACTAAGTGTTTAAAAAGGCACGTCGCTATCAAACTCAGCATCGACTTCACTTAATCTGCCGGTATCTTTGTCATAACGCAGGGTACCGGCGTTTCCCGTTTGGCCGGTGTGTCTGTTCTTGAGCACCACCAAGTTCCTCAAGCCAGACGTTGGGTCATCGGCGTCCACCTCAAGTCCTATGCAGGCATCAGCAAGCTGTGCAATCGCGTGACTGCCACGTAGCTGGCTTAGTTGGACCTTAGCCCCACCCTCGTGGCCTGCTTCGGACTGTGGCCTTCTCAAGTGGCTCACAACGAACAGGGCAATGTCTAGCTCCTGCACTAGGACCCTCAGATCGTTCATCACCTGATCGACCAAGCGGCGCTCGTCAGTGACCCCGCCCGTAGCTGCCGATATTAGGATGCTGATGTGGTCGAGGAAAATCACCTTGCAGCCCAGCCCCTTGTTCATATATCTGATGCGGTTGCTGATCACCTGGAGGTCTGAGCCACCGAAGTGGTCGAAGAAGTAAAGCTGTCTCTCGCTCACCAAGTCATCGAAGCTGGCCTCGATTTCTTCGCGGGCCGCGCAGTCAGGGTCCACGGTGATGTTCTTGTTCATGTGTAGTCCGACTAAGCCCTGCAGCGACCTCTTGGTCGTTTCCTCGAGCATCATCATGCCAACAGGGCCAGCTTTGCCTGACATGTGGATCGCGTAGGCGAACTCACGCACCAGCGTTGACTTACCTACACCGCTCCCCGCAGCTATCGTAATCAAAGACGACGTGCGGATGCCCATGAGCACTTCGTTGAGCTTAGTGTATGGGTACTCGATCTCGGCCTTGGCATCTGCCTGACCGACGATATCTCGCAGATCCGAGGCACTAACGATGCCATCAGGGCGGAAGTCATTTGCCTGATGTATTGCGTTAATGATCTCAGCGCTTTTGCCGCCAAGCATACACTCGTTTGGATCTTTGAAACCCTCGGGCATCGTGGCAATCTTGACCTTGCCAATAGGCAGAGCCTCTGCACAGTCGAGGGCCGCTGATTGCCCCGCCTCGTCAGCGTCAAACATCAGCACAATCTCATCGAAATTGCTTAGGTAGTCGAGCGCCTTCATAAGTGATTTCTTTGCGGACTGTGAACCGCTGGGTATTGATACCGTGGCCCACTTGTGACCTTGGATTTGCGACACGGTCATGGCGTCGATCTCGCCTTCGCAGACCACGATCTTCTTGCCCTTCGACCAAAGGTGACTGCCAAACAAGGTCATTGCTTTGCCGTCGCCTACAACGCTAAACTGCTTGTCTTTGGTTCGCAGCTTCTGAGCGACTGGGCGACCTGCGCTGTCTCGGTAAGTTGCGATTTGCACCGTCTTGCCTTGGTTGTTCAGGCCGACCTGATAGCCAAACTTGCGACACGTTTCCTCGGTTAATCCTCTGGCCCTGAGAGGCTTGTACTCGCCTTGGATCAGGGGTAGTAAAGCTTTGGTCTGAGATGCCACCACAGACCCACTGTCAGCGTCTCCTTGTACGTGCTCTGCACAGCCAAAGCAGTATGTGTGACCATCGGTGTAGATACCAGCGTTGTCTCGAGAGCCACACGCCTCGCAGGGCACGTGGGCGACAAACTCGCTGGTACTCTCTAACTGCTCAATAGTCATATCTTGGTCTCCCAACCACACAAAGTAAAAGGGGCCACCAGTTTCCCAGCAGCCCCTTGCTCTCGCTTATTCTGGCATTTGGCACTCGGCCAGCCAGTCGTCAGGTATCCACCTGTGTGCATACTTCCACCCGTGCTTTTCGCAGTACGCGGCGTATGTTGTGGGGGAACCTTTGTAGAGCTTTGCCTTTTGATTTGAGAAGACAAAGCGTATATCGAGATCAGGCCATTGATCCTTGATCAGAAGATGTTTCTGTGTCCGATCTTGGACAGTCCAAATGCCCTTGGTC